GTCATGCAAGGCGGTCAGCGTAGGTCTGCAATTTACGGCTCACTGAATTGGAAACATGCTGATGTTTTCGCGTTTATGAATTGCAAAAACCACAGTGAAGAATTAAAAGCTGCAAAATCTAAAGATTTTAGCTTCCCTCTACCTTATGAACTAACCAATATCTCAGTAAATTACGATACGGAATTTTTCATAGCAATCGAGGATGAGGCGCACCCTTTGCACGGGCAAGCGTTAGCCGTTTTCACTTACAATTGCAGACAAGCTTTTTCAACCGCAGAGCCCGGGTTTAGTTTTAATTATTTAAAAGACAACGAAACACTTAGAAACGCTTGTTGTGAGGTGGTTAGTGAAGACGATAGCGATAAGTGTAATTTAGGGACGCTATGGATTAATCGATTTAAAGATAGAAAAGAATTTTCTGAAGGTGTAAAATATTCAACTCTATTCTTACTTTGCGGAGCAATCTACTCCGATGTTCCTAATTCTAAAATAAAAGAAGTGGGCGACAAAAATAATAGAATCGGTCTAGGACTCGGCGGCATCCATGAATGGCTACTTCTCAATGGTGGCGTGTACTCCTGTACTCCAGAGCTTCATAAGTGGTTGCGTGTTTACGAGCAAGAATCGGATTCTGCAGCTTTTATTTATGCAAAACAATTAGGAGTGGCAATTCCAAAAGGCAAACGTGCAATCGCTCCAACTGGGACGATTGGGATTATCGCGGAAACCACTACAGGAATTGAGCCGTTATTTTGTAAAGCGTATAAACGACGATACTTCAAAGACAACAAGTGGGTGCACCAATTTGTTGTTGACGGAGCGGTTAAAAGATTACTTGATCAAGGTGTTAAGGTTGAAGAGATACAAGATTCTTACGATCTTTCATTTCAGGAACGAGTAAAGTTTCAAGCAGACATTCAAAACTATGTAGATATGGCTATCTCCTCAACATGCAACATGTCAGCCTGGGGGAGTGAAGATAATAACGAAAAAACGCTAGAAAAAAACATGAAAATATTATTAAAATATGCTAAACGATTGCGCGGCTTTACGGTTTATCCAGATGGTTGTAGAAATGGACAACCGCTCACTAGAGTATCATTGGAGGAAGCGTTAAAAAATGAAGGCACAGTTTTTGAAGAACAAGAACGAGAATGTTTGAACGGAGTTTGCGGTTTATAGTTGCAAAAAAAACAAAACAATGATATAATATAATAGAGGTGAAGTCTCTCCCTTCACCTCGTTTTAAGGAGATGCATGAACTATCACAATAAGTATTTTTCTACTATGAACATTATCCATACGAAAGGAATTCGTACTGGGCTAATCATAAAATATGCTTTAATTACATTTTATCTTTTTGGGAAGATACTCGATTTCAAAATACCAATGTATCCTGTAGGATACGATAGAAAACATGCTTTATATATAAGAGAGATGGATAACTTGTGGGAAAATGATGAAGAAAATTGGAAGATGTTATGAGACAAAAAATTGATGAAATACTAAAATCAGATATTATAGCGCTGGATACTGAGACCACTGGGTTAAATGTTAGAAAAGACAAAGTGATAGGTGTTGGAGTAGCATCCGACGCGCATTCTCTATACATCCCACTACTAGTGTGGGAGGGAACAGAATTACAACCAACTCAATATTTAGAGGATGCAAACTACTTACTGCAACAATTAAAAAATAAAAAACTAGTATTGCATAATGCAGCGTATGATTTACGAATAATCAAGCATGATTTAGGAATAGATTTATTATCAGCGCTGCACTGTGACACCATTTTACTCAAACACACATTAGAGGAAACCCCTCCATTTTCATTAAAAGATATAGCCGTAAAAAACGCTAAAGCGCTGGGCTATGATAGAGATCCTACTGAAGAGTCTAAAGAGCTGAAGGCTTCGATTGAGGCTAACGGTGGAAAATCTACTAAAGATTGTTATGAGCTTTATAAAGCTGATGTTAATGTTATTGCACGATATTGCGAGCAGGATTGTAAATTGACGTTAGCAGTTTACAATTATTACAGTAAAAAATTGATTGACGAAGGTTTAGTTGATTTCTACTATAAAGATGAAGTACTACCGCTTTATAAGTTTGTCTCAATCCCGATGATGGAGCGAGGGATAAAACTTGACATGCCTAAAATTAATCGTGCGAAAGAAGAAATTTCATTTGATCTAATACGATTAGAGAAAGAGGTTCAAGACGGAATTAAGACTTATAGTTCAGACTTTAAAGCATGGTTTTTTGAAAATGAATATCCGGTAAAAACGAACGGGAACTTCGCTCAAGCGGTTGCAAACTACTATGAGTTAGAGTTGCCAGTAACAAAAACCGGAAAATTGAGTGTGGCGCGTGGCGCGGTGGAGTCACTGCCGGAATCTGACGGTAAGTCATTTCTACTCGGACATATGCAGCTTCCTGCTGATATTATAGAAGAATTGCAAATGAAAATGCACGGTGAGACGGTAGGAGAATACTTTATTAATATTAACTCTAAAGACCATCTTAAGCGTATTATTTTTAGCTTCTTAGGAGAAAAACCTGAACGCCATACCGAGAAGGGCGCTTACCAATTAGATGATAGCTACTTACAATCAATATCACACAAATACAGCTTTATCCCACCTCTTTTAGTTTACAATAAACTAAATAAAATAAAAGCGACGTATATCGAAAGATTTTTAAAAGAGTCAGAAAACGGCATATTCTATCCTCAATTTAATCAACATAGAACTATTTCAGGTCGTTTTGGAAGTGACATTCAGCAGCTTCCGCGCAACAAAGATTCAGGAGATGAGTTAGTGTTGAAATACACTAATATCATCCGATCATTTTTTATCGCAAGACCGTATCACTTATTTGTAGATTCAGATTATGAAAGTTTAGAGCCGCATATTTTTGCATCTGTGTCAGGCGACAAAGGGCTACAAGACATATTTAACAACAACATGGATTTCTACTCAACTATTGCAATCATGACTGAAAAACTTACTAACGTATCAGCAGATAAGTCATCTGATAATTATCTAGGAAAAGTAGACAAAGAAGCGAGACAGCGTGCCAAAGCTTATTGTCTCGGAATTCCATACGGCATGGAGTCGTTTAAGTTGAGTAAAGATCTGGACATTGATCAGCGCGAAGCTCAATCACTGATCGACCAATATATGAAAGCTTTTCCTCAACTAAAACAATGGATGGACCGCACGGATTTGGCGGTTAAATCTGTAGGATATGTTACATCTTTAGTAGGGCGAAAGCGTAGAATGCCGGAAGCAGTTAGTATATTTAACAAACACGGTGATAGTATTTTGGATTCTCTCCAGCTATGGAAAGATTATCACGAACAAGGTGCGCTTTATGAAGATATGAAGGAAAAACGATGGAAACTAAAAAATTGCATCAACAATGGGAGAAATTTTCAAATCCAATCTTTAGCCGCTTCGGTGGTTAACCGATCTTCTATTGCAATTAATCTTGAATTAGCCGCTAAAAATATTAAAGCATTTATAGTTTGCTCGGTCCATGATCAGACGATTGTTGAGTGTAGGGTAGAAGATAAAGAAGCGGTGGCAGAAATTGTTCAAAGAAATATGGAAAATATTATAAAACTACCTGTAAAACTAAAAGCGCCACCGTCTTTTGGTAAAAATTTTGCAGACTCACATTAAAAAAAGGAAACAATGTTAATCACAATAAGCGCTAAATCTTTAGTTGATATTAAAAAATTCTCGGAAGAATGCGTAGGTACAAATAAATACTATTCTAGTCGCGGTCAAAGCAATGTGGCAAAAATTACATCAGATATTTTTACTGGAAAATGCGGAGAATTTGCAGCTTATCAACTACTATTATCTAAGTTTGAGGATGCCACACCTCCAGATTTAGAGATTTATATCGGTAGACGAAAATCTCATTCGGCAGATCTAACCGCCGGCGGATTTAAGTTTAGCGTCAAAACTCAATCAATGGATTCGATTAGAAAGTATGGAATGAGTTGGTTGATGGAAAAAACTTCTCTCTCAAAATTCGATGGTCATCACGTTATTCTTTGTCTAGAGCTTGAGCCCGGAATTATCTTGATACAAAATATCGTTGAATTTGGAGCTATGCTCGCGGTACAAGCGGAGCCCAGGCTAAAACATTTAAAGTCAAAATGTGCATTTTATTATGACGATATATTGTTGGGGGTATTGAGTGATTTCAAAAAATGAAATACTAATGGGACGAGAAAAAGTTGACCCATTGAGTGAAGAGCAGGAAGCCAATTTGCAAAAATTATTAATCGCGGTTAATAAGCTGAGAGCGCTGTACGGCAAACCAATGTACGTAACTTCTGGATATCGTCCTGCTTCAGTAAATGCGAAAATTGGTGGCGGAAAAAAGTCTGCTCATCTTACTCTAGAAGCTTGTGATTTTGCTGACAAAGATAGATCCTTGACAAATTTCTGCACCGATGATATACTAGAGGAGTGCGGATTATGGGCAGAAGATTTTCGGATTGCTACAACTTGGTTACATGTTCAAATTAGAGAGCCAAAAAGTAGAGTCAGCGGTCGTACTAGAGTTTTCATACCTTAAAGGGGTTTTTATCAAGTATTTTATAGCTTTTCGTAAAACTTTACACCGTCTTTATGTTGACATGTGTTTTAGTTACAAATTCGGATATAAACGCAATAAATTTCTAAAGCAGCTTTCAGCAAATTTA